TTAATCAAGCTCAGCCAGTTTTTCTATGTCTAAAGGCTTACCAAATATTAGTATATATGTTATATATGCACCTAAAACTTGGTGGGCTAAAAATTCTGCTTTTTGAATGTCATCGTCTCCATCAGTTATGTTTTTAATGAGCTTTGCATAATCCAAGCAATCTTTATCAACCATAGCTTTTTTAATTTCTTGTTTTAGTTTTTCAACAATTTCAGCTCTTAATTCTTTTGGAACTCCAAAAGCTTGAACTAATATTTTTAAAATCTCTTCATCTATCAAAGTTTTTGGACCTGGATATTCTCTTTTAGGTTCTTCAGGTTCTTTAGGTAATTCCTGTTTTTTGAACAGTGGCATTTTATCCCCCTATCAATTTTAAGAATTCAATCACCAGAATTAGGAATTTTGATAATGCAGGAGGTAGGATCTTTGATGCTACTATCATTCCTGCAATTGTTTCTACCGCTCTCATTATAATGTAACGCTTCAGTTTTTTCTTTAAGTCTAATGATTGTGTTGTCTGGAGTTTTGCCAATGCCCACTGTAACCTTTTTAATTCGCTTATGAGGAGGTTTAAAGACATCTGAAATAGTCGAAATAAAACTGCTATTGCCTTTATAGCTTGAGAGTAGAAAAAATACTATTGCAAAGATTGTGAAAACCACGAATGTTAATGCCATTGCATCGTATAGTTTTCTAATGTAGAAGACCAGTTCCAGGACTAAGAACAGTGCAAGGTATGCTGCTATTTGTTGGCTCATAGTATCACCCATGTAAGCCATGCATATTAGAATTTTTAAATTCTAATATCCGAACAGTATCCGAACAATATCCGAACGGTGTAAGCATGGGGAGACCTGGTAAAATCCCACCTGAAGCTCATAGTGATATAATCCTGTGGCGGTCTCAGGGGCTGTCATGGAGTGAAATTTGTGCAAAGCTCAAGGAAGAATACGACATAAGCATCTCAAAATCTGCCTTGTATGAATACTATCAAAGAAATTTGAAACAACTTGAATCACAAACTAAAGCCAAACTAAAAGAAGAATATGAGCAAAAGAAAGGATGCAAAGTAGAGGAAGAACTGATTAAGGATATTGATGTGTTAAATTTGGCTATCGAAGTTGGTAAAGAAATTTTAGAAAAGCGAGATTTCAAGAACCCACACCAATATCAAGCCACAGTTAGTGGGATAACGACAGCAATAAAGACAAAGGCAGCATTGCTACTTGAGTTCAAAGAAGATGAAGACCCACTATTGAAGCTCCTCTTGGAGGATTGAGAATATGGCAATATCAGTTAAAAAGGTTATGGACTTACTTTCCAAAATCCCAAAACCTGAATTGAAGAAAAAGTTAAAAACTGACTTAGAATTTTTCATCTCAGTTTTTTTAGGCGAACAACTTCATGATGCTCAAAGGCAGATTGTAAAGGCAGTATTTGATGGCTATAAGGTTATTACTGCATGCTGTGGGAGGAGATTTGGAAAGTCGAAGTTAATGGCATTTTTGCTGATTTTCTTATGTTGCACAAAAAGAAGGGAGAAGTATGCAGTTATAGCTCCAACTTATGACCAGTCAAAAATCATTTTTGATGAACTTAGACAGCATGTAGAAAGAAGCAGAACTTTGCAGAAGTTAGTTAAGAAAATTGTTGAATCACCATATCCAAAGATTGAGTTTAAGACTGGCTGTATTATTGATTTTAGAAGTGCTGATGTGCCTAAAAACCTTAGAGGTAGAAGTTACCATCTTGTCATACTCGATGAGGCTGCATTTATTCCAGACGATACAGTTAAAAACGTTATAGAACCGATGTTGGCAGATTACAACGGGATTTTAATCAAAATATCTACACCATTTGGAAAAAACCATTTTTACGAATCATTTTTGAAAGGTCAGCAGAGGATACAGGGACATATATCATTCCAGTTCCCAAGTTGGGCCAATCCATTTATCTCTCATGAATACCTTGAGATGAAAAAGGCAGAACTTGGAGAAGATAACCCTGTCTGGAGGCAAGAATATTGTGCTGAATTCATAGAGGATAGTAATAACGTCTTCAAGTGGGAGCATATTGCCAAGAATATCGATGAAAGGATTGAGTTACTTGAAAAGGGGATTTGGGGAAGGAAGTATGTTATGGGCGTGGATTTGGCAAAGTATCAAGACTATACTGTTATAACCATATTGGATGTTTCAGAGCATCCTTGGAAGTTGGTTTATTTTGAAAGGTTTAATCAAAAACCTTATGCTTACGTTGTCAAGAAAATCAGAGAGCTCTATGAGAAGTTCAATGGTCCTAAAATTTTGATGGACTCTACGGGTGTAGGAGACCCAATTTTAGAGCAGTTGGAAGATATTGCAGAGGGCTATAAATTCACTAATCAGAGCAAAATAAACTTGATTAATAGGTTGGTTGTGGCTTTAGAAAGAGAGGAAGTGAAATATCCTAACATTCCAAATTTGATTAACGAACTAAAATATTTCCAGTATGTTAAGACAAAATCAACCTTAAAAATGGAAGCTCCTGCAGGTTTCCATGATGATTGTGTGATTAGTTTAGCATTAGCTGTTTATGCTGCAGAAATGGCAAGTAATAAGATAATTGTGGGTTACTTCAGCTATTGAGGTGGTTTAAATGTCAGATAGCGAACCAAAAATTATTGTCGATTATTTCGGGGAAGCCTCAGAATCCCAAACTACTACAACGAAAACTAAAGAAGTTGGGGTTAGTGATAGAACTCCAGCCAATATAGAGCTTGGAGAGTTTTCAACAATCCAAATGATTGACATAACAGACGAGGTAAACCTTGAAGGAGCTTTCTTAATAGATGAAAAGGTTAATTTGGCATTGCATTCGCTCATTTATGACATAATTTCAAATTGGACACTAAAAGGTGATGAAAAGCAGATTGAAGACGTTAGGAGATGGCTCTATGAAACTGGCATAATCTTTTCAAAAAATGCCACTGCTACGATTATCGAAATGCTTAGGGATTACTTTATTTATGGAAAGGCGATTTACCAGATTGTTTGGGAAAATGGGAAAATAGTAAGATTGCATAGGTTAGACCCAAAGACAACGAAGATTATCAGGAATCCGTTTTCAAATGACAGGATTATAATCCATGACGCCACAATTGATGGACAGATAAGAAAAATAGGATTTGTTGATTTAGAGAGAAAAGAAGAGATTTTAAATTTATTTGCAGTTAAAAGTGAAATGGTTCAGGTTTGGTTAGACATCAATGACATAATTCTGCTTGAAGGAACATCACTGATGGCAAGGTGTGTTAATGCGGTCTATCAAAAACAAAAGCTACTTAATGAGATTTGTGCGTATGTGAATGAACATCAAGCCATCCCTCCAGTTCAAATCAAAGTTGGGCAGATTTTGAGCAACGGGACGCCAATTGGGCTTCCAGATGGAACTAACATTACAGTTGAAAAATTCAAAGAAATGCTAAAAAACTATGCCAATGACATCACAAAACTAAAATACAAAGGAGCTGTAGCGACACCTTGTTATGTCGATTATAATCAGATTGACATGAAAATCAATTGGGAATACATTAAATTCATTTTAGACAAGTATGATGAAATTATTTTCAATGCATTTTATAGCTCAGAAGGATTATGGAAATCTGGAACGGCAGATTATAGAAGGAAGGACATGAGAAGGGAAAGGCTGAAGCTAATAAGGTCTATGCAGGCGAAGATTAAGGAATTGATTAATGAGTTAATTAGAATGAACTTTGGAGACATTGATGTTGAATTTACCTTTATTACGGATGACACTGAAGAGCTTTTAGAGAAATCAGAGTATTACAAAAACATTGCTGACACTATTAGGGCTTTGGCTGATGTTGGAGCAAGCGAGGAAACCTTAAAGAGGATTGCTCAAGAATTTGGTATTGAGTTGGATTTAGCATTGCAAAATAAGCAGACAGAAATGTTTGCGGAAATGTTTGCGGATGAGATTGATAATGACCCTGTCGAGTTCATAGCTCAAAATCTTGTAGAAAAAATACTGCAAAAGATAGAAGAAGCAACACTTGAGGTTAGAGATAAAGCAATGAAAATAATTCAAGAAAACAAGGGAAAAATTACAGCAACGGCATATAGGCAGATTAGAGCATTGATTAACAAAGAGTTTCAGGATATCGACTTTTCAAGAGAAATACAGCAAGCATTAAAAGACGTCGTCAAGATAACAGGATTGGATATAGACGTTGATAAAGGGCCTATAAAGTTTGTTGAAAATTACACTTTTGATTTATGTAAGAAATTGACAGAGAATCAAAAGGCAAGATTAAGACACATCCTATTGGAAGAATTGAGCACAACGGAAGATACTAACATTACTGAGAAAATTATGCAGACACTGAATACCACGAGACATGAGGCTGAGAGAATTGCCAGAACTGAATTATCGAGGGCTGTGGAATGGTCGAGACATGATTATTATATGAAATATGCTGAGAAACACAAAGTAAAGGTTATTGCGAGATGGAATACCAGAGGGGATAGAAAAGTGTGTCCAAAATGTAGAGCTCTCGAAGGTAGGGAATGGGAAGTTGATAAAATTCCGATTAAACCCCCTTTACATCCTAACTGTCGTTGCTATCTAACTTATAAGATTGTGGATGTGAAAAAATGATGAGAATAGATGTAAAAATTGATAAATCTTTAATTACAATGGCTGAGAAGATGTTGGAAAACGTAAAAGAAGCTGTAGAGAGGGCAACTTTAGAAGTTAAAGAAGAAGTCATTGACAATATCGGGCATGGGTATGAAAAGCTGAATTATCCACCAATTTCAGAATCTTACAAAAAACAACTTGAGAGAAAAGGGCTATTGCCACACGTTGGTTTAATATCTCCAAAGGAAGATAAAAAGAAACTTATAAAGTCTATTGGACATAAAATGAAAGATGGAGGATTAACTGGTGTAATTTTTACAAATAGACCTTATGCAATTTATGTTGAAAATGGAACTCGTAAAATGCCAGCAAGACCTTTCTTTAAACCAGCTTTAGAGGCGAAAAAAGAAAGAGTCGAAGAGTTGATTAAAAAAGCGATTGATGATGCATTAAGGTGATTAGTTATGGGACAGGTGCAAATTGATTTCAAAATACTACGTAGAATTGTAGATAAGTTGGAAAAAGAAATTGGACACACTAACTTTACGATATCATTTGAGAATCATCCGTCTCTATTGACATATATTATTACGATGGATTTTGACGAGGAACTATTTACTAAGCTACTGAAAGCGACATATAAGTAAGACCCTTCAGATATCCCTCAAATAAACATACGAAAATTCGAAACAGTCATTACACCAGAAGAGCAAAAATTAAAATTATACTGCTTTGAACGTACTAATGATGATAGTTAAAAGGTGAAATTATGGGAGCTCTGGGAAAAAGAATTAGTTGGATTTCTATGGTTTTTTTATTGTTGGGATGTTTGACATGTGGTTGCATATCTGAAGACGAATTTAGCAAAAAGCCATTATTCGAAGAACCTGAATTAGAATATAGTGCCTATAAGGTAATAAAAGAACATGATGGCGTTATAGACGTGCATATTGAGAAAAACGATAGAAAAGTTGAGATAGCAATAATGATGGGGCCTGCATATAGAAACAAGAATTATCTAAAAGAAGTTGGAGCAGATGCTATTAGAGCTGTAATGACATTCAGCACAGATACACACAAACCAGGTTATCCTATTGGTGAATCAGATTATGATTATGTTGTTGCAATAGGAATTTCTGGAAATGACATGAATCCTGTATTGGTTGGAACAAAAGACCATGATTCTGAATATGTAGTATGGAGTGATGGAACCTATACTAAGTGATTAGCCTTTAATACTTTCTAAAATATCAATTAACAACTCTTTTTCATATTCCAGCCCAAGTTTTATCCTTTTATCATTTGGTTTTATGCTAAACTCAACATAATTAACTCTTTTTTGAATAATGTTCCAAAACTTATCATTAGTAAATACTATATCGCCTATTTTTGGTGGGATTAAATCTAAATAAGTTTCAATCTCCCAAACAGGCCTTGGATTTGCATATTGGGCGAGATAATCTCTACCTATTTGTTCAGCTTCTTCAACCGTTTGGAGGGAAGGAATGTAAAGTGTTTCCATAGGTCTTTTTCCATATTTGGCGATAGATTGTTCATCAACAACAATAACTGTTATCGGTTCTAAACTTTCAGCAATGTCAAAGTATGTGCTGTCAGTATAGTAATTATACGTTATTTCTACGATATCTGATGCATTCATCGAATCTAAAATGTTTAAATAGCAATCCCCATAAGCGTCGTTAGTTATTGTGTAGTTTGTCGTCTCTGTTCCGTTAATTTTCACACTAATTGGTTCAATCAGTTTATATTTTAATTTAAAAGATGAATTTACACCATCATAAACGAATTGTTCTGTTTGTGGTGTGCTATCGTTAATATTACTCTTATAGTTGTCTTTTGTTGCTTTTACAACTAAATCATATCTCCCAACAGGTAGGTTACTTATGTCCATATATGCTGTGTATTCTCCATTTCCGTTATCCACATAACTATTTCCGAAATTATCTACTATACTACAACCCGATACCCTATTCCCAGCTTTATCTTCAACGATTACTGTAATTTTAGCTGGCTCTGTTGATGCATATAGATATTTGTCTTTATCTGTAAGAACTGAAGCTTTTAAAACATAATTTCCCCATTCTGAAACTCTTAAACTAACGGTTGTTGATGCTGGCTCATATCCACTTTTTTGTGCGGTTATTTCTACTTCTACGGTATCATCTACTTGGGGTAAGGGGTAAGTTATTTGATACCAGCCGTCTCCCAAATTTGTTGCAGAAGGGCTGATTAAACAGCCATCAACTGGTATTTGATTGTTATCTATGACTTTAATTTTAATTATTGCATTTACATCAACTCTCCAGCTGTATTCTTCTTTATCTGTTTCCACTTCAGCAATTTGAAGAGAGGGAGTTGTTGTAAAGTCGAAATTATTCAAATCATTATCATCTGGAATATCTGATAAGTTAGGGTCCAATGGTGGGCTTGAATCTGGAGCATCATCGTTCAGGTCGGGATAATCACGTGCGGATGGAGCATCTGGTATTTCAACAATTTCAACATCTGCAAAGTGAGTAAAAGTTAATTGTCCGAGAGAATATTTAACCGTGATTTTATATGTTCCTGGATTTTCATAAGTGTGCGAGTGAGCAACAAAAATTCCATCTGTTGTATTGTCTATTACTGCATAACACCATCTTTTGTCGCTTACAAGGTTGCCATTAGAATCTCTATATAGATTAGCAGTTTCTACTGTCCCATCTCCCCAATCAATTGTAACAGTTCCAGAATCAACGACATCAGGGCTTGGAACAGTATAAGTGTGTGATAATTCTGCCTCTGCAACATTATTTCCAATATGCACTGTTGGATATGATATTGACGTCGAGTTCGCGATATCAACAGCTGAAACATCGACATGCTTATCTTCATAGTCGAACTCCCATTCATCCCAGATTGAATAAACTTCACAAAGATATCCATTGTCACCTACAAGACACTCAAACGTCAAACTCCCGTTATTTGGAACTCTAACATCTACTTTATTTCCATTAACGTCTATGTATCTTAGACCCACACCGTTTCCTCCATCCGCACCAGTGTCATCTGCTTCGTAGTTTGTAACTGTAACAGTCCAAATAGAGCCTTTTGAGAATACTGCCAACCCTACGAAATCATTTAAAAAAACTGTTTTTCCGAGTTTTGAAATGTCCATACTAACACCTTACATTTGATTTGTAACTTTAACAACATTTACAATCTTGTCATTTATTGTTTGTAGTATTCTAACTCTTTTATTCCAGCTGAAAATTAAATATGTCATAACATCATCGTAGCTTGTTGTTAAATCCCTTAATTCGTTAGTCTGAGGGTCATAATAAAAACTCGTTTTAGCAAAGTGGAATGCATCCTTTAGCAGTTGATATTTATTTGTTTCATTCTCATATCTGAGATTTACTTTTGCATCTACTGAAACTGCATTAACAACATTAATTTCATCACACAATTGATTTAGTAAATCTTGCAAGTATCCTGAATATCCTCCTATGAAAGTAGTGTTTTTTAATTTAATTAATGGGTCGTAAGCTGTAAATTTCGATAGTCGTTGATTAGCTTTGCTTTCATGTTCCAACTGCACAATGTAGCCTCTAAAAAGTGTAAATTGTCCTTCTACAATTTCTACAAAATCAAAATATCCAACTGCATCGTTAAAAGGTGTGGTTATGGAAGCAGATGAGATTTTATTCATATATTGCTTAATGCTAATGTCAGTAAATTCCGTTTTCTTGCAGTTAATGTAAAGTTCAGCCATTTTATTTCACCTTGACGATGGTCAAATCAGCTATGTAGATGCTATCAAATCCAATGACTTTCCTAATACTGCATTTTTCAATCGTTCCGTAAAATATTTGATTATCATACTGAACCAACAAAGTTCTTGTTTTTCTAAACTCTTCTAACTTCAAATAATCATCAATCGTATTTAGAAGCACACTAACGCTGAAGGATTTTGTAGTGTTCAAATAAGGAACAGCTTTTGTTTCCCCATCTTCAATTGCGTATTTTCCAACAGCTCTGCCGAAGTCCATACTTCTATCAATAACTTTGAATGCATATCCGTTGATAGCGAAATCAGAAGCTACTTTTTCCTCATAAGAAACCTTTACACTTGTTGCAGGGAAGATATAAGCATCTAAGGAAACTAAGGAGTCGTTATCTGTATCTCTTGTGTAGATGTAAAATCTTCTTTTTGATAAAATGTAAGGAGCTTTAACTTGGATGTGTATGGCTATAATGTTTCCATTTGCATCTGTATATGTTTCTAAAACTCTATAAGGCAATACTTGGTTAGTATAATCATCAACAACTGTGATTTGGGAAATATCTTTGATTAGATTATTCACATTAGTAATTATCGCATCGTAAATTGCGTAATATTTGTTAATTGACAAATTCAGTAAGAATTGCTTTGATAAATTAGGTCTTTGCAATGTGGCATCTAAATTGCTGGTATCTCTTGGTTGTTGGTCATCGAAGTAAAGATAAAACACATCATTAGCTGAACCCGTTACATTATGCACTACAATGCTCATTTCGTTAGCAGTTTCGGAATAAATATCGAAAGGCAAGACATTACCAGCAGAATCTGTAATTCTTAGTTCCTGCCCTCTATAATCCCAAAATGCTGTAAATTCTGGTGGAATATACAATTCTACATCTTCATTGTTGGCATCTTCACTAAGTAATAATTGAACTCTTTTGTAAAGCTTAATTGTAGCTAATGTTTGAATATTTGTTGTAAAAGTATTTGGAAAATTCGGAATTAATGAAAATGTTGTCATACTATCACTCTATTTTGAACTCTGTTTTTGCATCAAAGTCTGCTGTATCTGCAACTGCATATAATGTAACACTTGTTGGAACTTCGACGGAATAATCTCCTTTAGCATCTGTAGTTGTTTGGGTTATGACATTTCCAGCAGAATCCGTAATATTAACTGTTGCATTTGGAACTATGTCGATATAGCCATAGAAGTAGAGAATTTCGATAGTTGAACCTGATGCAGGAGCTGTTGCGAATGTTATCGTTCCATTATTATAATCTACTGTAAAATCTGTTCCTTCGACCAACTCAACTCCATCAACCCAAACACGCACTTTTGGGATTATAGGTTTATTTTGCACGGTAAAGGCTGTCGTGACTCCATCTCCTGTAAAGGCCTCTGTAGCTTTGCTTACGTTGATTGTCGTAAGTGTTGCGTTGATTATTGTAGTATTTATAGATATTAAATCACCAATACTGACAGATGGAGGAGTGTCGGCGAATTTTCTGACATAAATGATGTCTATATCAATTTCGTTACCGTTATTCGCTCCGATTTTCAAATTTCCAGTAGCTAGTGGGAGATCTTTTGTCCAGATGACTTCTCCATCGCATATATAATCTACCGAGCTTCCAGACACTCTAAATTCTAAAGATGCCGGGAGGGTCTTAGAAACATAGATATAGCTCCTCGTTCCATCATTGTAATCTAAAAGCGAGACAGTATTCGCCGAATCCATCCTGAAACTGAACCCTTTTTGCCACGCTAAGTCTTCTGACATATCTGCGTTTTCGAATGCTCCAAAAAATCCATAGCCACCCGTTAAACTCAAAATTTTCGCAGTTACGATTATATTACTTAAGTCTAACTGTTTATAGATTGCTGAATTTATAATTTTAGCCACGCCGTCCTCCAAAACAATATTCTCGTCTCCTAAAGTTCCCCATTTTGTCGTATCTAATGCCGTTCCCTCGAAATCATCAAAAAGTATGAAAACACCGTCCCCATCGCTCGCATCAACAGCATCTGCGTTCCCGCACCATAAAAGAATCGTTGTAGATTCCTCTGCAGGAATTGACGGCACTTTAACCCAGATTTTCGCCAACTGATTTGCAGAATCCCATTCTTCAATCCAATGCGGTATTAATGTTTCACCATCACTCAAAGTAAATCTAATATCAGAACCGTCAGCATTAGCTTTTGAAAAATCAAAGTTATTAGCATCTAACTGAATAAGCACTTGAAAATCTAACAAATCATAAGGATTTGGATTGGAAATTTCAACTGGTGCATAATAAGCCCATCCTGCCAATGCCAATGTCATCACCATGTTATCGTTAGTTTCCCATTGAGAACTAAAATTGTTTTCACTTTTGTTTCGTCAATTCCTACCATTTTAGCAATATCCTCAATTGAATAGCCACTGTTCCAATAGTTTAAAACATCCACGGCTTTTGCTATTAAATCAGCAATTGAAATGCCATAATCCTTTGAAAATTCTAAGCTAATAGCTCCCATCATTGCTAAAGCATCAACCGAATTAGTTTGTTCATAAGTTGTTTTATAATTTTGATAATCGTTAATTCTACTTATCTGGTCTTTAATCACGTCAGTATCATCTTTATATTGTACAATCAGCTTTTGTGTTGTCCTATAATACTCAATTTTCTCAACTGAACAAACATTCCCGTTTTCCAAAGTTACTTTTTTCTGATATTCAACTGAACCAAATCCGTTAACATCAGCTTCTGAAACGTTCTCAATAGTCAAAATTTTTGTTTGAGGTTGAACTGCTACCATTTAAATCACCTCAAAATTAAGCTGTGAATGTCCAGACGCCAGATTCAACTGTCGTCGTTGGAATTTGATAATTTGAAACGTCTATAACAACTTCAACGACTAATCTTTCAGTTTCATCAGCATAGTGCCACATTTACATCACCACATTGTTAATTGCTGTTTCAGAACCTTCTGGACAGCCAGGGCGATGTCTTCAGGGCTCGCATCGGTTTTAGAAACGTGTATATTGACGTTGATATTTGGGCTTGAGTTAGTAATATTCTGTATTGTTGTAACTTGCTGGCTTACGGGGATGCTTTTTGGATTTATCGCCATTGTTGTTGTTATTTTTCCAACTGCTGCTTGAATCCTTGATTTGTGCTTTTCAATACCTTCAGCTATAGTTTCTACAAAACCGGGTCCTACTTTATCCAATCTACTAAGAGGCCCCTCTTTTGCAGGGCTGTGCGGTAGATGGTCGTCAATCCAGTTTAGTAAATCCAAAATCTTTTGTTTGATTTCGTTAATCTTGCTTTCAATTCCTTTTTTAAATTCAGTAATGAGCCCAACTCCAGCTTGATAAAATCTACTTGGCAGTGATTTTAAGAAATTAATTATCTCATTCATTATGTTCTTGAGTTTGTCTCTAATTCCGAATAGATTCTTATCCCATGCTAATTTTATAAGCCCCCACGGTCCAAGCAGGGAGTATTTCAGAGCTTCAAGAATCTGTGTTTTATGAGTCTTAATTTGGTTAATTAACCACTTAATTCCATTAATAAATAGTGTCAGCTTCTGCTTTACTGCACTAATAGCTGAATTTACTATATCTCTTATGCCAAACCAGTTATTTTTCCACGCAAGATAAAGAACTCCAAGAACTGCGACTATTGCCAATATTGGTGCTGCTATAGGTGCGATTGCCGCTATAAATGCACCTATTGCTCCTATGGCTGCTGACACTGCCCCAGCAATTGCTCCAAATGAAATCCCCAAAGCCCCAATGACTGAAACAATCTCTAATATTGAAGATATCGCCATTGCAAATGCTCCAGCCAGTAATATTATAGGCCCCACAATTGCAGCAACTGCAGCAGCTAATCCTACAAATGCTCCGATTACATGTTTTATTGGTGTTGGAAGCGTGTTAAAAATATCCAACATTGGTTTTAGAGCCATTAGAATGATTTTACCGACAGTAGCCATTCCTTGAGCAACCGAAACTGAAAATTCTTTAATTGCGGGCATTGCTTTAATCAGCATGTCTAAGAATTCTTTGATATTCCCTTTAGAGTCCTTAAAAATCTCTAATTTTATATTTTCAATTGCTGATTTCAACTGCTGTATCTTATACTCAACAGTGTTCGTCATTTCTCTGTATTTTTGTTCAGCCACTCCTGCAGAATTTTCCAATATCCTAACGTATTCCTTATAAGCATCTCCTCCTTGTTGCATTAATTGTAGTAATGCTGAACCTGCCTCAGTTCCGAATATTTTAAATATCTCAGTTGCTGACAACCCTTTTTTCTTAATATCATCTAAAATATCTCCTAAATTCCTAAGTTTTCCTGATGCATCCATTACTTTAATTCCATACTGCTCTAATGCTTTCTGAACCTTAGTATCTGCCAACTCAGTTAATACTTCTCTCAATCCTGTCCCTGCATCTTCTCCTCTTCTACCTGCCTTATAAAACATCATCAAAGCAGCTACTGTATCTTCCAAACTTAACCCCAATGCCCTTGCTGCTGGTGCCGCATATTTCAAGGAGTATTGTAATTTTTCAACAGTCGCTGGAGAGTTGGCACACGCTTGAACAAAAACATCAACGGCTCTACCGGATTCTTGTGCTGACATTCCAAATGAGTTCAATGTTGAAACTACTAAATCTGTAGCTGTTGATAAGTCGGTTTGTGCTACCGTAGCCAGATGTAGAACATTGGGAATTGCTGCAATTATTTCATTTGTTTTCATCCCAGCACTTGCCATGAGATACATAGCTTCCGCAGCTTCTGAAGCTGTATATGCCGTCTGTGCCCCCATTTGCATTGCTGTTTGTGTTAGTTTTTTAAATTCCTCGTCTGTCGCTCCTGTGATCGCCTTTATCTTATACATTTGCTGTTCAAATTCTATACCTGTTTGAATTGCTGAATACATTCCTGCAACAAATGGAGCTGAAAATGCTGTAACTCCAGCTCCAACCATTGCTATGCTTTTTCCGACCCTGTCGAATACATCAGCCATGTTTTTTACTCTATTTTCCAATCTATCAATGTTTTGTTGTATTTTTTGAAATACTGCCGTCGCTTTATCCACTGCTGTAATTATTATCTGCAAATTAGTGTCAGCCATGTTACCAGCCCAGCAATGCTGCTATAATCGAAATAATAAACAATAATCCAATAAGTATGAATATCGCCAAGCAAAAAGCTCCAAAAATTAATATTGTGCGTTTTTTCCACCTTTCAGTATCTACTGGCATGTGTATCGCCTTAGGATTTCTTTATACTTTAGTGATAATTCAGATTCTTTAACCACTTCAACCTTACAACCTTTCTTGCTTTGCTCTTTTCCAGCCACGTTTAAAGCAACTGCCAGATTGATATTAAATTCCAAAACGCTAAGATTTAACAAATCCGAAGGTAAGCAATTATATCTTTGGGCTAAGGCATCTAACAATTCACTATTCTCCCTCACGAAAGGAGGCCACATTTTTATCCACATTGAATTGAGATAGAACATATTCCATTAAAGCATCTTTATCTCTACCGTCTAAGTGTTCCCATTTGATGCCTTTAGGTTCTACAATGCACTTTTCAACGAGTTTAGGTATGACATCCACCAATTTTTTTACAAACTCGGTGTTTTGTGATATTTCTTTAACATTTTCTTTTGCTGTAGGATTGGTCATAAGTTCTTGCATTATAGGAATGTCTCCAATAGCTTCAAGAATATCCAAAGCTGAAAGCGTTTTAACCCTAAATGTAAATCCAGAAGGTAACTTTAACTCCCTATAAGCTCTTCTCATGTATTCCTCAACTGTTATCATTTAACCACCTACTGTGTTGGGATATATTCGTAGAATATAATATCTTCATTAGCATTTGAGACGACAAAGGTAATTTCTTCCTTAATGTGTTCTTCTTTTCCTCTAATTGCATCAAATTTTGGCTTGTCCAGAATAGTTACATTTTGCATTTGAACTCCTTGGATATGTCCGTCAGCTCCTTTAACAAACCCAACTAATGTGAATTTTGGAACATTAACGGGTTTTCCACTTTTAACCCCAGCTACTGTTGATATAGTGACAGTTTCTGTAGTTTGTAAAGTTGCAGGCAATATGATACTATCTATTTGCGAAAATAACAGATTTCCAACGATAGTTTCTGCAGTTGTATAAGTGAACTCTTCTGTTATTGGATTTCCAAAGGCATCTTTTCCAGAAATTATAATTGTATCTGGAGTTACTGTGGCTGTAGAGGATATTGAAACTTTGATTATAGCAGGAATTGTCGGCTGTGCTGTGGGAGTAATTGTCTGTTCTGCCCCTGTTCCTGTCGCTGTAGCCAATGTCTCTTCTACCGATGTCATCGCGTCGATACCCATAAACAATGTCCAGAATTTGTGAGTTCCAGCGAGTAGTGTGAATTTTCCTTTAAAATCAATGAATTTACTTACATCTTTATAGATTCCTTTAGTCGTTTCAGTTGAGAACTCTTTATGCTTTAATTCGCATTCAAATTCTACAACTGCAACTTCTTCACCGTTAATAAGTAATGTCCCGCCACCTTTAAACCTCTCGTATTGTGTAAATGGATAAGATACGCTTCCCATTCAAATCACCTATTCGGTTATTGCATAATCTAAAACTGGGATGAATTTCTGTCCTTCAATGTCCTTGTCATCAATAACATCTTGTATTTTTTTAAGCCTGTAAATAATCGCCTGAACTAATTCCTTAGCTCTTTTTTCATATTGCTCTATTTTATCTCTCTCATAATTGTCAATCTGAAGTTTTTCCCAATATTGGATTAAGATTCTTGAACCTGCGTAGAACAAACATGCTTCTTTTGCTAATGTCATCAATTCTGAATCTGTAGTTGGGAGCTCGGTATTAACCTGGGAATCAATCCATGCAGATGCCACTGTAATAGCGGTAGTTAAACTGTCCTTGATATCCTGAAAAGGGATTTTTAGATTTAAGAAACCATATAACTCTGTTTCAGTGCAATAAGCCATAATCCCAACCTTACGCAATGTTTAGTTTGATAACACCTCCTTCATGTAAAATGCCGCCTCCAAACTTCTCTTTAACATACCATGCAAACTTCTCTGGAGGGTCTGTATCGGTATCGACTCTAACAACTGTCGCTGGAAGAGCTACAGGGAATTCAACAACTAATGGATTAGCTTCAAAGAGAATACCTGTTCCAGCATCGATTTCAGTGCATGGGATAATCTTAACGTTTAAATCACTTTGAAGAACTTTTAATCCACTATTTAAGTAATCGTTAAATCCTAATTGCCCAACATCTTCTGGATTTAAGATTAGCTTAGGCTTTTGTACTGGAACTTTGCTTTTCCTCATAGTGTTTAAAGCTTTGAATATCGAATTTACCTTATCCGTTATGGTTGCAGAGCTCCAAGTAACGTTTTCTTCTGTTGGTGTTTGTAATAACACATCTATGACTTTTTTATTCTCTTGCTCTACCAAATCATACAATACTGCTGTGTTTATCGCCTGCTGAACTGGAAATCCTGTTTTTTTAGCTGCTAAAATTGTATCTGCATCAATCTCAATGAGAGGGGATTTGAAAACTTCAAGCTTAATGTCAATCTCTGTTTTTTCCAATTCAGCCAGCTCAGGAGTGGCTGTTTTAGCAGATTTCTTTGCAGAGTTTTTTAACGTGTATTTTATCCTTGTAACCAAATCCTTAAACTGCGGAACTGGAGTTACAGGAACTTCTTTTAATAACGTTGAAATTGGTTCTAAGTCAGTGAGGATTTTATTTTCGATCAATTGAAATTCAGTTTTTGTTAGCAACTGAACCATTCATACCACCTTATAATCCTACTTTGATTTCATAAATTCCATCGGAATCAGATGATTGGGGGACAATAACTTTCAAGACCTTTCCAATGATTTGGTCGGGAGTGGCAGTCCCATTGTCGATTTTAACCAGTTTATTTGTTGAATCATAAAACAAAACATCTCCTTCTACTGCAGGAGTTTTGACCCAGGAAGACGATGTTGAATCATAAGCATAAGTTGTTGCTTTCAATTTTGTGACTCCATCAACGACTACTGGAACTTCATCCCCAGTTTCATAATAATCTACATTATCTACATCATCAACAACCCCTAACACATTACCATCCTTTGCAAAGACAGTTTTTGGATAGGTTGCAGCTGTAGCAGTGTATGATTTAATGTATTTGTATGCCATTTAGCTCACCTCATTCAATGCCATATCTTCTCCAAGGATTAACCTCTGTTTTTTTCTCTGCAAAAGAAGCTCCAACAATCCCAGTGGTTTTGCCTGTCTGAATGTCCAACTTTGCAAAGACATCCAAAACATCTTCAACAGTCTTGCAGTTAGCAAATACTTCCTTATCGATGCCAAACTTTGAGCATATTTGTTCAATTTTCTTTTCCTTTTCCATCTGGGCAAAGATTTCAGCTTTTGTTTTCTCTACGGCTTCTCTAACTGCCCTATCTTTTTCCTCTGCAAACTGCTCTTTCAACATTTTAGCTTGCTCTTCTAACTTTTCTTTAATCATCTGCTCTACTTCATCTTGCGTATAGACCTTAATACCAAAATCTTCCGCAAATTGTTCTAATGCTTTCTTAACATCGTCTGGATTTTGATTAGTTTGATTTTGAGCTGTCATAGCCATCACACTGCTTTTTTATACTCTCAGGTAACCCACGGTCCAAAGGATTGTTAGGATTATACTTATGCCCTATTCCCAATTCCAACGCCCTCTTTACAGCAAAGTTCCAGAGATATTGCCACTCTTCCCTTGAATACATGTTCTTGTAATTCGGATGATTGAATAACTTTGAAATATACACCAAAGCAGCTTTTACTCTCGCGGGAGTATCGCAAGGGAATTTCCAATTGGCTTTATCTGCAAAGAGTTCATCAGGAACATCTTTGTATTTGGAGGGCTTTGTTTTATGCCCATGTGGTTTAGGACTTGGTGGTTTTGCATTTGCCATTGCTATTGGTGCAAAATTTAGAATTTTGGCATCTTCCATTTTGGGAGTGCTGTTAATACAAATTGCCAATCCATAAGGAAACACATCAACGACCTTTCCATCTTGAACCGCTTTTAACCACTCTGCACTAACACCAACTTGGTTATTTTTCAAATACTCTGCAACTTGTGGGTCGAAAACTGCAAACTTACAATAGGCTTTGCCTTCCTCATCGGTCCAGACATCAATAATGTACCCTTTAAAACTCTGAGGGTCCTGGAATGGTAGAATGTGGTCGATATCAACATGCTTTCCAATTAGGAATTTTGCTCTTTCTTTAACCAAATCTGGGGTAATTCCAGCTTCTCTATACTGCGGGTCGTTTGGGTCGTAAAATAAACACTCAACAATTGCTACTGGGTCGTATGGTTTTCTCTCACCCTTTGCAAATTCTATTTTTTCAATTCTACAAGTGAAAGTGTCCATGTTTCCACCAAGATAAAAAGAAAAAAGAAATTAAAGCTTCTGCAACACAATCTTCTCAAGTAGGTCTAACTTACCTCTGAGCTGGGCCACCTCCGATTCCAACGCCCCCAGCTTTGCCTCTTAATGCTCTGATTTCTTCTTTTAATTCATCGATCTCTTTATCTTTCTTAGCCAGTTCTGCTTTTAGTTCTGCAATTTTCTCACTTTGTGATTTTTCATGATAGAATTGTTCCATTTCACTTCTTCTTACCAAAGTATCAACTTTGTCTTTTCTTATTGTTTCTTGTGCTATTTTTTCAACATAATCGCTCTTTTTAGGAACTAAATCATCTATTGCATCAGTATCTTTCTTCCCAAACAATGCCATAACGAACACCTTTTTGTTGTATTGTATTAGAATGTGGGGCCCCACAGCCCCTATGCAAAACCGCACCGTTAGAATTTTTAAATTCTAATTTTATCTGTAAATTTAAATTTATAAATACTCAATTCGAAAAAATAAAAAAAGTTCTTCCCTAAGTTCTTCCCTTCAACGGTCTCCCGTCTTTCTTTAAAAATACTTGACCATAAATTCTATACCTCCGATATAATTCCTTACACCACCTGTAACTAATCCCAACTTTTTCGGCTATATCTTTTAGAGCCATTCCCTTTTCAAACATTTTTTCGATTAACTTTAATTCTTTATTTGATAATGAGTATTTCCTTTTATTTCTTTTATTTTCTTTCTCCAGATAACTTAAATCAATTAAAAAATAGATAACCTCCCCATTCAACCCCTTTACCTTTGAGATTATTTTCTTTTTCATCAGCTGTCTTAATCTTTGAGAAATATGTCCTAAACCATTGCCCGCATCTATATTATAAACTTCTCTAATCTCTCTCGTCGATACTGCCCCACCATTATTGATTATTAAGTTTAGAAGCTCTTCCTGAGAAACCATCTTTATCACTTTTTATTTGTATTATTAGTTTATCCCCATAATCTCTAACATCTAAAACATCTAAAAAATATTTTGCAACAGCCCTAACAACATCCAACGCTAACCTTCCTTGCCTAACTCCCATAGAACCACCTAAAAATAAAAAAGAATCAATTACAATTCTTCAATCAACTTTTTTAAATCGTTATATATCCTATTAGTATCTGCAAGCTCTCCAGGAATCTTTAATTCATCCCTATTTTTGAAGACAATTTTTAAATCAAACGCATTCTCTTTCCTTTGGATTTTTACAAGTCTTAAAACTTCATCTACTCTAATTGTATGTTCTTCTCCAATACCTAATTTCTTATGTGGATATTTTATAATAAAAGAATATGTTTTAACCATCTGAATCACCTTTTATCTTCTTAAACGCTCTTTCAAATCTTTAATTGTCTCTTCATTAAACTTTATCATCTTAATACAATTCTCAATCTCAATCTTTAATAACTCTTCTGTTAATTTACATCCCTTTCCTTTTAACATATTCAAAGTTCTCTTATAATCTGCTATTTTATTTCTAAGTTTTTTATTCTCTCTTTTCAAATGATTTATTTTAATAATCAACTCTATTCTCTCAGTTCTACATTTATGCTTTATTGGCATAAAACCACCAAAAAAAATTTTAAAAAAATTAATAAGTGATAATCACATACGACTTTCTCTTTTTTGCCTCAGCTATTACCATCTGCAAATACTTTGGCTCAATAATATGTTTTAATGCATTCCTTATCGCCTTTGAAGCTAAGACAGTATATTTAAACTCCTCTCCCATTCTACCAGGGCTTACCCTTTCAGCAGTCCCCACCATAACAATATTCCTTCTCAAATCCCTAACTCTACATGTTGCTATAATTTTTCCATTCACTTCTTGGAAAGTTGGTGGCTCTACCTCAATATTTCCCTGCATCCTCATTGCTTTAACAATCCCAGCCCATGAGAGAATTATCTTCTCCTTTCCTGTTTTTTTATCAGGATAAGTGTATGCCAAAGGTAGATGCTCATTAGCTTCATCCAATAACATCAAATCCTCATCTAACGTGTCCATTTTTTCAATAACATTATCTAATGTCTCTACCTTTTCAACAGTTTTCTCTAAGACAACCATCGCATTGTTTGATGCTTTAACTTCAACATTATTTCCATTTGTCTTCATCTTCTCCTCCTCCCTAAGTTTTTTAAATTCATCTTTTAGATTTAAGTTCTCTAACCATTTAACAAACGCAGCTGATTCAGCAATCCAATTATTATGCTCCTTTCTGATTTCTTCAACTTGCTTTTTAATCTCCTCTGGTTTAATCTCAACACCATAAACATTTTTATGTGCCTTTGAAGCTAATTCATACTTGCACATACTTCCAACCTCCTCTTGTGTAAATCCTCATTTTCCTTCCTTTTAATTGCCTTCTTAGCCCTTTTCCACGCTCTAAGACCAACTCGTCTAACACAACAACCGAAACCTTCCAGCATTTCTTTCGTTTCTCTAAACTCCTTTTCCGACATGCAAACCCCATAACTATCTACCCGCCCATCAAATTCAACAACAAAATAGATTTTATTTGATGAATATCGCATCATAACCCTCCCTCCTAATATCAGAGCATAATCTAACTCTTAGTTCCCTAATCAAATCCTCAGCTTCCTCCAACTTCAAAATCGCTCCAACAGTGTCTCCATTATTATAATCACTCTTCGCCCTTTCCAAAACCTCAACTATTTTATTTATTTGCATATTCCCACCTACAATTATTTGCTCCTAAAAACCAAAAATATTTAAATAGAAAACTCGAAAAACAAAAAGTGCTTAGGCAGTTATCTCTGCAACTGATACTCCATAAATCTCCTCAATCAACGCAGCTAAATACCCATTATCTTCTATAGCTTCGATTATATCCTCCTTCTTTATGGTCTTCCTTCCTGATTTTTGTGCGTTCATCCTCGCCTTAGACATTATCTCAATCAAAATCTTTTGCAAGTAGTTGTTAAGTTCCTCAACTGCCTCATTAGAAATCCTGAAATCATAACCGCTTTTAGGATAGTTATCCACAATCTCCTTCATCGTCCTCTTCAAAGTTGCCTTAGGAATCATGCTCTCACCTCAGCTTTTATTTATATAATCAAATAAAGTCGCCTGTCTCGATTTTGGCTTAGCCTCACTTTTTGAAAATCCATTTATAATCTCTAACATTTTTCCAGCCATCTCATTTACTCTATCGCATTCTCTCACCTGCCGCCAGTGGATATTTGGAAACCAACCCCAAAATTCGTTAGTAAGGGCATTACCCCAATAAACCTCACAAGGAATACCCCACAATGTAGTGTTAATAAAACAAAGTTGTGTTGCAGTGTAGTCAATGTCTATTGCAATAACTCTAAGATTATAAGGGCTTATTTTCTTTTCAACTAATGTATTTGCGAGGGAGAGTATCATTTGCCCTGCTCCGCATGAGGGCTCTATAATTCTAATTGGCATTTTTTGTTTTTCAGTGCTGGTTATTTTACTTATTAGATCGCAAATTGGTTTTGAAGTATAGAATTCCCCCTTTAGAGATTTGTTTTTTAGGCTTAGGTAGTATTCTCCCAAAATGTCTGTGTATGGTTTATTTTCCATTTCTATGATTAAACAACTAAAAGCTTCAGAAAATAGTTCCAAATGTTCTTTTTCCCACTTTTGAGCTTCTTCCTTGTAGTCATTTTCTCTTAATCCTGCTGATAAGGCACACGCTGTTAATTTAGCAAATGCATTGAAAATTGTTAAAGCATCTCTTCCAGAAGTTCTGCTAATTTTTTCTAATGGTTTTATATATTTGAATTTGAATTCATTTTTTGCCATGCAACCTCACACTTTTTAATTTTTTTTAGGTTTTTGACGTTGTTATTTTCTTCCAAAAAACCAAGATATTCATTCAGGTAATAAATAACCTCTTTTAACATTCTTTCATCCAT